GGCGACGTGCTGATCAGCTATTCCATCGTGGCCACGCCGGTCGACCCGGCCTACAGCCTCAAGCTCTACGCCTTCCCGGTGTGGAAAGGGGCAACCGTGGGCTACCAGCTGGACTACTGGCTGTACGACCTCAACCGGGCCATTGCTCGCCACGTACCGACCGGCGCTGTGGAACTCTCCGAAGCTTCGGCCGCGTTCGATGGTCATCTGTACACCACCGTGCAGTACATCCAGGTGCAGGTCAACCTGTCGGCCATGGATCCGAGCTACGGCGATCACAAACACGTCCAATCGCTGCAGATCGCGCTGCTGCGTGATGGCTCGATCCGCCAGTCCAACTGGCGTGTCAAGTTCTCGGGTAACCAACCGAACTGGTACGGCGACACCCTGGAGGCGGCGGTCCACGCCATTGGCAGTGGTCTGTCCACGGTGAACATCGCTCAGGGCCTGACCAGTCAGACCGACTGGCTCAACAAGCTGTACTACAACCTGAGTCCGCTGTACGATCCCCAGACCGAGACCCAAGCACCGGCCCCGACGCACGTCCTGCTGACCACCAAGACCCGGACCTACGAGATCCCGGTCGGCCAGTGGAGCAACGACATCACCTTCATCAACGACCTGGGTGAGGGCGAAGTGTTGTTCCTGCGTTGGATCAAACGCGCTGCAAATGGAGACCTCCAATTAGCAGCAGGCGGTTTGCCGGTTCACATGTTCTAACCCTCATGGGCGCTGGGGAGCTTCGGCTCCTCAGTGGCCTATGTTTCACAAGGAAACACCGTCATGGCCATCCTCTACCGGCAGGACTGGGACAAGTACCCCACCGCCATCGCGGACGATAAGACCCGCAACACGAGCTGGCTCAACATGGCCTCCAAGCTCAAGCAGATGGGGGTCCAGCATTACTACATGCCGCTGGCATTGATTCAGCCGGTCTTGCAGAACTACGACCCGCACGATCCGAACCTACCGGAAGAGATCGTCCATCTGATGCGCCTGGAGTGCGAGATCAACCCCTGGTACTTCTTCCGGGAATGCTTCAAGGTCGGTGAGAAGGGTGAGTCAGTACCGCTGGCGCTGAACCGGGGTAACCTGGCCATGTTCTGGTCCGTGTTCAACTCCTTTGTCACCTTCGTCCAGCAGATCCGCCAGACGGGTAAGTCGCTGAACACCCGGGCGATCGTGGAGTACTTCCACGCCATCGGGGCGCCTCCCATGGCGAACGCCTTGCACATTCTCTTCACCAAGGGCGACCTGCGTAAGGAAGAGATCAAGGCCTACAAGGACCTGCGGGAGAAGCTGCCCTGGTGGATGTGGTACCTGACCTCCAAGGACCGCGACAACCAGATCGAATTCACCACTGCCGCACGGCAGGTGTTCACCAAGACCTACATCCCGCAAGGCGATCCGGAAGCGGCGAACGGCGTGGGCCGGGGTACGACTCCGGATCTGGTGACCGTCGACGAACCGCCCTTCCTGCCGTACGCCCGGTATTCGATTCCGGCACTGGTGGCCGCGACCACCAACTCCTTCGACGTAGCCAAGCGCCGTGGGACCATGCACGCCCTGCTCTACACCACCACGGCCGGCGACCTTTCCACCGATTCGGGCGATTACGTCTACGAGAAGATCAAGAAGGTCGGCATGTACTTCTCTGAGATGCTCTACGACTGCAAGGACCGGGACGATGCGGTCAAGATGATCCTCGCCAACTCTAATGCTGATACCGGCGGGGTGCCCTTCCTGGACATCTCCTTCAGCCACTTGCAGCTGGGCTACACTGACGAATGGCTGCGCAGCAAGATCGGCATGGTCTCGGGTTCTCGGGACCAGATCAAGCGGGACTACCTGGGTCAATGGACCTTCGGCTCGGCGCGGAACCCGATCAAGGAACGGATCCTGAACCTCATCCGGGATCACCGGGAAGAGAAGCCGATCACAGACGTGACCCCGGAGAACTACGTGCTGCGGTACTTCCGGCCGATCGAGTACGTGAAGACCCGCAAAGCGGTGCTAGGCATGGATACCTCCAACGCCGTAGGGCGCGACAGCATCACCGGGGTACTGACAGATGTGGAAACCGCGGAAACCCTGATGGCCTTTGGGGTGAGTGACACCAACCTGACGCAGTTCACCAAGTGGTTGGCCAAGCTCTTCGTTCAGTTGCCGAACTTCACCCTGATTCCGGAAGCCAAGTCCTCCTGGGACGGGATCCGGGACGGCCTGCTCATCGAGCTGCCGCTGTTGGGCGTTGACCCAGGACGGCGGATCTACAGCCGGATCGTCGATGACGCCAACGGCACCGAGTCGCAGAAGCGGACTTACCGGGAGTATGCCGCCGGCCACCCGTCGGAGCGCAAGTACTTCCCGTTCCGGGCGGACTTTGGCTTCCCCACCTCAGGCCCGCTACGGGACCTGCTCTACGGGGAGATCATGCGGGAGGCCACGGCGCAGCTGGCGAAAGTCATCCGTGACCCGGTGCTCATCGACGAGCTGTCCAGCCTGGTGGAGAAGAACAACCGCATCGACCACAAAGCCTCCGGTCACGACGACTACGTCATCGCCTGGCTGCTGGGTCAGTGGTTCCTGCGCAAAGCGCGTAACGTCGACCATTACCGGATTGACTACCGTCAGGTGATGTGTCGCGTGAAACAGGTCACCACGGGGAACAACCCCAAGGAGATCGCCCACGCGCTGAAGCAGGAGCGGATCCTGAAGGAAATCGAACTGCTGGAGGCCCGGATTGCCAAGAGCAACATCACCATGGAGATCAAGTACCTCAGCACCAAGCTCCAGTCCCTCAAGTCCGAAGTCACCGACGACGGCTTCAACGACGACAACGCGTCCTTGGACCGTCAATCGGCCCTGGCACGGGATCGTCGGCAAGAGCAGGCTCAAGCACGCCGTCAGGGGCGGGAAGGCTTGTTTGCCGGGGGGTTGAACCACCGGAAGTTCCGTTGACAGCATACAGCCCCGGGCCTGCGCCCGGGGCTGTATGTCGTTCACTTACCGCGGAACTTGTGCATGGTCATGGTGCGCAACAGCACGTAGAGCAGCACTGCGTTCCGGATCGAGGACAGCAGGGTCGCGTTCTTCGATCCGGTGGCGCTCTTGGCCACACCTTCCGCCAGGGTTCTGAGTTCAGTCACCTGAGGGTTGGTGGTCTTACTGGCCTGGTAGAGCGCCTTCATCTTTCTCAAGAGGCCCGGGATGTCGTTCTGCGACGCCATGGTCTCGGGGTTCTTGGTGATGTAGTCGAACGCATGCTGCAAGACCACCTCGCAGATCCGCTGGACCCGCTTGTCCGCCTTGGGCGAGGCGTTGTTGGACATGTAGGTCAGGGTACTGACCAACGAGGCCTTGGGCATGGTGTTGATGAAGCGGGTGATGATGTCCACCAATTCCGGGATGATGAAGCCGTTGCGGTCGGAAATGGTTTCCAGGATGTAGCGCTGGTACGTGCTGATCAGGCGGGTCTTGTCACGGATCTTCAACTCGCCATCCAGTTCGATCTGGCTGGTGGTATTGCGGATCACCGATTCGGGGGAGCGGTTGATCGCCATGAAGACGTCCATGATGTTCTTCAGGATGTCCTTGATCCGACCCTGGCTGTCGTTGACCATGTAGACGATCTTGGCGTCGTCCTGAAACTCGAGTAGGGTCTTGCGGTGGATGCTGGAATCGCCTACAACCGCGTCTGCACGCTGTTTCAGCAGTGCCCCCCAGCTACCGGTCACCTTGAGGCCGAAACGCTTGTTAAGGGCCTGGTAGGTGGCTTGCGCGACCAGGGGATCGGCATTCCACTTGAAGTAGTTCGCCACGATCGAGGTGATGAACTTGTACTGGAGGATCAAGACCACGGTCCGGGCACCCAGTTCCCGGTCGTTCTTGGACAGCTTGCTGCTGGTCAGGAACTTGTGGGCCATCCAGAAGCAGGAGAGGTTCATCACGTCCGAGCTGACGTGGAACTGGACGTTGATGCCGGGCAGGCGGTGGATGTCTTCCTCCACCGCTTCTTCCTCGGTGTCCATGATGTCGTGGAACCAGCTGTTGCGGTCCTCCGGTTTGAAGCGTACCGGGTCCACGCCCAGGAGGTTGCCACCGAAGAAGGACATGTGGGCTTCGTTCTTGGTCACGAACCGGTGTTCGTAGGACATGACCTTCTTCAGCAGGCGATCGTCGAAGACCAAGTGTTGGCAATGGGCCTCGAAGACATCGTTCACGTTTTTCATATGAG